TTTTTAAGTCCTTACCGACATTGTAATAAATACCTGAGCTTAAATATGATATGGTACACCCGTTCACAATTTTTCTTGTTGATTTCATGTTCAATAAATTTAGAATCTCACTTGGAATTGTACCGATAACCTGTCCTGCCGGAGTTGTTGATTCTGTTGTTTTCTGAATTGCAAAATATATATTCAGTTCTTTTGTCAATTTGTTATAGCATACATATAAATAGCTATTGGCTACTGATAATGATGGAATGGCAGTATTAATAGCATTGCCGCTGTTTATCCACTGTGAATTCAATCTGTTTTGAATGTCTGATATTTGTGAGTTAATAGTTGTTATTTTTCCCTCAAGTGCTAAAACATTTTTCTGTATACTTCCGATATCACTTGTATTCTGAGAAACATTGTTTTTGATTGTGGTTACGTCATTAAGTAATGACCCAACATTTTTAGAAACAGTTTTAACTTGCTCTTCTAATGACGTAGCCTTTGCAACAGCCTCTCCGGCTTGTGCGATTGCGTTTGTTGCTGAATTTGCATTGTTTTTCATTTGTGTGTCAATCTTCGACATATCTCCGTTATAGTCTCCAAGATATGTTGGCTTGTCTGTACCAATGTACTGACTTAAGTTGTAATTATTTGTTTTGTTTGTTGAACTCATTTAATTGTCCTCCTTGATTATTATAATTTTAACGCCGTTTTTGCGTTACTATCAAATGTGTAAGCGCTTAACGCTTTAGCTTCAAACGCTGTTACAGTCAGCAATAAAGCATCAAACTCATTAGCTGTGATAGGGTTATTAAAATGTAACTCTGCAAGCTGATTTATGACATCTTGATAAAATACATATTCCCCGGTAAAAGGATTATGCATATATAAGTTGCTATCTACTCTGAATCTTTTTGCCCCGTACAACTCGAATTCTATACAACTAAGCGATAAGTTATCGAACTCTGTGCAACTTAAATTTAACGAATCAAATTCAATACAAGTCAAAGCATAATAACGTAGATTGTCATACATATCACCAAGTGCTTGATTTAAACCTGTATAATAACCCTTTACAGGGTTCAGAACTTTTATGTTATCGGGTACATAAAGTTTAATATATTCATAGAGTTTTGTAACTTCACTATCAATATAGTTTCGCGTATCACTGTTTAACTGGTAGATAAGAATGTTTAGTTTGTTTATTCGTTCTATTAAATTGTTCTGCACATCATTAATTTTGTTATCTAATTCAGTGTCTTTTTTATCCATATCGTTACGGATATTTTTCTCAACTTCTGCAATATGATTATAAATATCAGTGTTGAGCTTATCAACATAGGTTTTTAATTCTGATATTTTTTCATCAGTGTACTGCTTATACGCATCTGTGAACCCATTAATTGCGTCAATGCACTCGTTTACTTTATAGCCGATATAGCACAAACACTCATAATAACTCTGTTTGTTGCTATATACGCTAGGTATATCACAACAAAGTAAAGGAACTAAAGGCTTTAATTCTTCTGCCATATATTTCACCTCCTTTTTACCAAACTTTCATGAATAAATCTCGACAAGCTTCTACAAGTTCTCGGTTGATGTTCTGTATTTGGTCGCGGTATTTTTCGATTGCTTCACTTGTTGATATTCCTCTTAATCCTATCTCTTTCGTGTCTCTGTCTCTTTTGCTGTCTTTGTTGTCGTTTCCTGCATGATTATTTTTTGCGCTTGTTGTGGTATCATTAATAGTTTCTCCTCTGCTCATAGCACTTGCATAATCTTGTGTTGCAACTGACACTTGAGGGTTGTCGCTGTCAATATTCTGATAGTTTTGGTTATTTTTTACTTTGTTTTCTCCTGCATCTGTTGAGTTCGTTGTTGTTTTTTCATTTCCATTTTCTGTTTCTGTGAATGCGACATTTATGTTTGTAAAAGGGTTATCGTTTTGAATTGCATTATACAGTTTTGTATAATACGGTGTCAATTCATGCATTTTTGCCATAAAAGCAGTTTTCCACATTCCTAGAGTTTCAAATCCTATATAATTATTCCAATATCTAAGTAAAAAATATGTTTTAAAAGTATACAGGTCTTTTCTATCCTCTGAGTAAAAAGGAAAATCAAAATCAAAAAATTTTCCCTGTGTTTTGTCAATGATTCTTTGCACTGATAAGTCCATACTCCACAGTTCTTGTGGTGGGACAAAACTTTCGCAAATGTCTTTTACAGTGGTAGTGTATTTACTCAATTTCATCACCCTCTTTTCCTTTTTGCATATATTTGTCGGGTACATATCCATTTAGCATAGTAGGCAATTCACTATTGAAGTCTACCGTTACATTAAGACCCCATAATTCATTGATAGCATTTGCACATCTTCTTCTTAATGTAAGACCAACATTTCGGTTTGCTTCAACCTGTCCGTTATTTCCAGCAGTTTCACCTGTTACAAGGCGTTCGCCTTTTTCTACGGGATTACTTTCATAACCTAAAGATGTTAATACTTGTGACCACAAGTCTCGTAATTCTTGCTCGCATTTGTCTACAATGTAAGGTGCGCCCACGTTCAAGGCTTTGATGTCTTTTAAATTTAATGAATCTGAAACTTTTAAAACGGGCAAATAATTATCGTACATTTCGCCTAAAATTTCAAAGCTTAATTTTTCATTGTCTGAGGAAGAGAGCACAATAGGTGTACGCTGTGCATACATATTAATATCTTTTGTTTTCCAAGTGTTCGCCATTGCATCAGCATACATTAATGCTTTATAGTAATATGGCATAGTCGAGTAATTATTCCATAAGATACAACTATTTTCTTTACCGTATTCTTCAATGTACCCATTTGCAGTATAAGCGATTCTGTCTTGAGGAATATTATAAATATCCGGTAAACCGGATAATGAAACATTCATGAACGCATAACCTGCAATGTCGTCCTTGATGAATACACCCAAACCGCGCCAAAATAATGTTTGTTCAATGTACATGGGTAAAATTTCTTTGGGTAGATTGTTCCATTTGTACCTATTTACAAATATATCGAAAATATCATAAAAAAAGATAGATTTTATTGTTTCAAAATCACTGTTTTTCTTTTTATTGACATTTCGTTCAAAAATTCGTAACGGATTTCTCACTTATATACACCTCCTTTAGTTATTTGATAGCCCGTAGTTCCCTATATCATCAGTATGCCACAAAGTCACACCGTTGTCAAATATATTTCGCAATTTCTTTAACTGGTTTAAATCAATGTCACCCGTAAAACCGCAATGTGAGGTTTTTACATAATTCCATTTTGACCTTGATTGCAAATATGGGGTTGTAATTTTATTAATTGGATAGCCAAATTGCTCGAAGAAACTATCCGCCATTTCTGCAAATTGTCTTTTACATGACATTTCGTAGAAATCAACACCGCATTCTTTGATACCTGTCAACACGTTTTCTGACAGTGCTTTTCCATGCGTTACTCCTGCATTTCTCGCTCTGTCTGTCTGATTTGCTAACATACCAAGAGCGTCCCAAAAAGCGTTCGTTGTTTTACCCAGTCCATTAAGTCCTCCCTGTAAACTTCCACTAGCTAATCCTGCTATCGCTGTACCTGTTCCAATGGTAGCATCTACGGCAGTGTGAACTTGCGATAGTGCTATAGAACTTTTATTTTGAGCCAACCATGCACGATAAGTGTCAGAGGAAAAAGAGCACATTGGAAATGAAGAGTTAATCAGTGCTTCGCACATTAATCCATGTCCTAATCCTTCGCGTGTCTTATAGTTTTTAGGAGCTGTCAAAACTTGTGGCAATGTTGCGATTGTACCGTAGCTGTCAAATTCAAGCGATTTGTCACGGTTATAACTGTACTCGTATCTGTATATATGTGTGTTACCTTGGTTATTATCAGCCAAACAAAACAACCATGGATAGGAATATAACTTTTTATTTTTTGGTTTATATCCCTCAAACACATTATCAGAAATCTGCATACTTGTTATTTTAGGCTTTATCTCTTTTCCTCCTAAAGCAAGCGTACATAATTTAGGGGACATGAACAATCCTATGACGGCGTCTTGTGCGCCTTGCTTGTTATAATCTTCTAACAGTGTGTTAATTCCTTTTAGTCCCTCATCTGTGGTTACATCATAATGACCGATACTGCCCCAACAGTACACACCATTTTCTACTCGTCCCTCAAACCAACTTTGTTCCGTTGTTCCTCTAGTCACAAAAGCGCAACATTCTGTTGGTGTCAAGTCTAATTTTTTATGTCTTGATACGATTGTTTCACCAGTTTCTATATTGACTGGTGTTAGATTTACGCCTATACCATCAGCACTTCTAGGTATATGATGATATTCTACAAAGCAAGGCTTAATATTCGCGTTATAAAAGTTGTTCTGAAAAACATCTAAAGAGAAATTAATTCTAGTTGTTTTTTCAGACAGCCATTCGATTGAATCAATAAAGCAAAATACCCATTCATTAGAAATACCTGTATTCTGAAAAGCTAAATAATTTAAATTTAGAGCTTTTATTTCTGTGAACGGTACGCGGATATCGTAATTTCCTATCCTTATCGGTGCAAGATGTGACAAATCAACACCGTTAATATATTTACGATATGTCTCTAAATGATTTAACAAATCTTCTTTTGAGTTATACAATCTGACGTGTTCATATTCGTCAGACCACGGTACACCGCTATATAACCTTAATTTCGTTTCGGGGTTGCGCGGTGCAACCCCTCCTTGTGTTGGTAAATTTATCATATAACTTTTACCTCTCTACTGTGTTGAGTTGTTAATACTTTTCCGTTAATGAGTGTTAAACGCAGATAAGTATTATTGGGCTGTAGTTTATCGCAAGGCTTAAACATTATGCCGTTTTTAACTATATCGTAGACATATGATTTATTTTTATCCCAATGAAGATTTGAACCATCTGCGTTTAGTATATCGGTTAAATATATATCTTTTATAAAATCAAATGGTATAGGTTTATTTGTGTTATTAATGACACCTATGCCGTTGTGGCTAGGGTTATATTTGTTTAATTTGAATGTGAAAGGAGTATCATAAATAGCGTAATCTACAGTCGTAATTGCATCAACTACGACTGTTTCGTAAAATTTACCGCCTTTGTGATAGTCTCGTCGGGTCTGTAAATTGCTTTTAGTACAATCGTTCCTGTCTCGTCCGCTCCCGTATGAAGTAAATGTGTACCTGGTATCACATACGTCTTAGCAGAAGTAGCACCGCTGTCAACTTCAAGTGTCACTAAATTCTGATGATATGTTCCTGTTCCACCTGTTACCGTTACTTTGACTTCCTGTGTCTGTCCTGCTGTGTATGTTCCTGCTGTGATACTCAGTGTCGGCTTTTCAACAACTGCATCTGTCGTAAATACACGAATCGGGTAGAACGGACTCGCGCTCACCATTTCCACCTGTGTATAGAAGTAGTTCCATGAAAGTACATTTGCCAGTCGTTGGTCTGTCATTTCTTTGAACTGGTCGCGTACATTGAAGAAGCGGACATCACAAAGAACGCCCTGTATTGCGCTATTCGCAAATTTATCTACAATGACTGTCTGAACTGCTACGTCTGCCTTGTCCATATGGAACGCATAAGCTAATGCGTCAACACTAATTTGTGCATTAACTTCGGGTGTTGTAATCCAAATTAAGTTCGTTGGCATAGCGTGTGAGGTTGCTCCTGCCGGATTATTTTCCGGTAACGGGAATCCAAATTCCCCAACTGCTCTTTTTACTTCAATCAATAATTTTTTCGCCGACGCTTCATCTACAATCGCGTCAACGGTCACTGCCGGAAGCACTTCTTTTTCATAGCCTACGTTAATCAAATCACGCATAGCGAGATATTCGTCCCAGTTCGCACCTGTGATAGCACTCTCCATTTTTGCCATAATCATGTCGCGGATTCCATACTCACTTGTAAAAGCTTTTCTCAGATTGTCATAGGTAACTGTGACTGGGTACTGAATTTCAAGATTGACATTGTGGAACACTGACATAATGTAGGACTGATACTGCTGAAAAGCATATTTAAAATCTGCCTGTGAATCATAAACTCTGCCTTTGCACATATTTACATAAGTTTCCTCATGTGTTTCACCATACCTCATTGGCTCTTTTTTGAATCGCGCTAACGGGTTTCTCCATGCGATACTATCTACCGTCTGCATACCGATACGATTAATCAATGACGGTACAATTTCATTTCTTACAGGGGCAAAATTCAGAATGTTATCATACACTGCCTGCAAATTGTCTGAGACTTCTACAGGTAGATGATTCTGCACTTCAAAAGAAACCTCCTGCTTTACTGCTTTTAAAATATTTTTATTTGTTGCGTCTGCCATTATTTAAAACCTCCTTACTCTGTCTTACCGTCAAAGTCTAAATCTTCAACGGTGATTTTTTCTTCTGTTTCATCTTTCTTTTCTTCACCGTCTGTGTTAGTAGCTGACTCTTTCATGCGTTCCTTAAAGCGTTTTTTGTACTCGGTTTCAAGTTTGATATACTTATCTTTCCATTCGCTGTCAGTTTCACCGCTTCTTTCACTCTCATAATTCTGTAAGACCTCAATAGCGTCCCCGTGTTCCTCAACGTCTGCTATAGCGTCAATTAATTCGTTTAAAGCTTCATTAAAATCCATTAAGATTCCTCCTTTTTTATTTATTACCCTTTTACGATTTTATTATATCACCACGGCAAGAAAAAGTAAAGAGGCATTTTTGTTTTTCTTGAATGGGGGTGGATTGGGTATGGGGATAAGGTCTGCAAATATGCGTACCATTTTAACGCATTCTTTTTTCTGTCCTCTTCTTTTTCAACCCCTGCACGTTCAAAATTTTTTAGAAATACGGACGCGAGATAATCGGGTTCTTTTGTGGACTTTCGAAACTCTTCCCATGATATCGGATATTTTGCTGTCTCAATCCACTGTCCGCTACTTACTGTTTCTTCATCAAGCCAAACACATTGGTAGTAACCGTCTGTAATATCATACCCGTGAGCATTCGCCCAATCTGTATATATTGTAGCTGGTGTCCACTGTACCAGTCCATAACCTCCATCATAGTTCCCCTCTTTTAAGGACTGCCATAATTCGGGGTTGATATTTGACTCGATTTCCATATTGCCTAACATTCCTGCAATTGCATTTAGGGTGAAATCTTTAAAGAACATTGTGCTATAAAAAACATAAGCATTATTTTTCATTTCATCTTCTGTAAGATAACGGTTTCCATGAATCCATTCAAGTGTCATTCCTGCACTGTCGCCATAGCGATATATCTTTGACCAAGCGGACGGTTTTGTTATATGTGAGTTAATACTCACTTGGTCGGGCAAAGGATAACGCCCACTGTGTGCCCCCATAGTGACACCGCCACCTCCAACACCGTTCCCACTATATACCATTTCCGTGTGTCCACTACGCCATACTATATCCCCTGCCTGCCATGCTTCGTTAATACCAATTTCTTTAAAACCTGCCTGCAATAAATAGCCTTCTTCTGTCCTTGTAGTAAACCAAGGGTTTACCGAGAAAAATCCTGCTTCTGTCAACGCTTTAGAAATAAAGGAACTGCAATCATAGTAAGTAATACCATTCACGGTCTGCCCTCTTCGGTATTGCTGAGAATACCCAATATTAGGGGCATTGCACGCATTGACTGCCCATTGATAGGCTACATTAATATTTGGCATTTACTATCCTCCTTAAAATGTTTCACGTGAAACATTTTGTTCCACGTGAATAAAAATTAAAGCATATATAACATATCTTTTGCGTAAACGAATTCAGTTCCACAAGCGCGTGCCAGTCCCCCTCCAAATGTCCCAGGGCATTCGACACCGTTCGGGTCTTTTCCCTGTAATAAACATAAGATTTCCAGTGCTGTCACAAGATACTGAGTTTCACCGCGTTTTACATAATGTTTTCCTGCTTTTGCTCTTGTTTTTTTACCGACGATACCATCTTCTGCAATGGTATAACCATAGTCCTCGTTCATAGCTCTTTGCACCACGCGAACTGCCATTCTTTTTGTGTTTCTACCAACAATACCGTCAACAGCAATTTGAACGCCTGTAAAATTAATGGCGTGCTGTTGTCCTAAAGCAATCAATTCATTTCTTGGTTTTGTGTGGCTAGTAGACGGAGATGGTGTAGTAGGTGTAGAACTTGAAACTCCATAGTCTTTGTAAACGTGGTTCACGTCACATCTACCATTAATACCGTCAACAGACCCATTACTAGAATACTGCCAAATATCCACATTATCTACACCTAATACATTCGCGTATCTAGCTAACCATAAATCATACCCCCATGTTTCGCCGATATAATTCTCAAACCATGATTTACTAGCGTAGATTCCTGCTTTATATCCATGCGTTAGCATTGCATCACAAAAGCGCTTTGCGTTATGCTTGGCTACTCCTTGTGTCCCTTTTTCTTCACTGTCAAAAAAGACAGGTAGATTAGGGGTGTGTCCTTTTAATAATCTAAGGCAGTGATTAATTTCACCCTCGATTCTAGCTGTGGTTTTTGCGTAGGAATAAAAATATACCCCATATGGAATACCCAACCGTTCGCATTCACTAACGTTTCGACTCCATTGTTTATCGTCTTGTGAGGTCATGTCCTGTCCATATCCACAACGAATGATAACATAGTCCACAGCATTTTTTAACCGTTCAAAATCAATAATCCCATTATGATAGGATATGTCAACCGCTTTTTTACTCATGTTTGATATCCTCCTTACTATCAAAAATGTCACAGATACGCTGTAATGCTAACGTGTTATTATTTAACGCATTTGTAATATCTGTCATTTCTTCCTTGTGTTCTTCCGTCATCTTCTCAATTTTTTTGTCGTTTTTGTCCTCCCTGTACTTGACATACCACATGGACGCGCACGCAACCACTGTCGGCAGTCCTAAACTATTAATTAATGTGATAACCTCGTTTGTCATGATATAACCTCCTTTTTTTCTATCATAACACAAATAGATTTGTTTGTAAATAAAAAATGTTTCACGTGAAACATTGTCCACGTGAAACATATTGTACTTTACAAAATAATCGAATCAAAGGGAACGCAAAGCCAAAAATTGATATCAGACTACTTGTCTATGTGCGTGTATATCAATTACAATGTTCGTGTTATTTTGGGTACAACATTATGATAACACATATAATTTAAAATGTCAATGTTTCACGTGAAACATTAAAAAGATATGACATCAAATATCATATTCTTACACTCTAAATTTTCAAATAAAAGCAATCCTCTGTTAAAATATTCGCGCAACATTGTTACAATGTAATGAGTTGAATTAACGCGGATAGCCGTATTGTCTATCACGTCATTTTTTGTAAAGCATATCCGCGTCGGGAAACTTTCATCTGCCCCTGTTGATATATACATACATGTATCATATCTTCTTGCGTTGTACATTTTTTCGTTGAACCTAATTGTGCAAATATACCGTGATTGTCCTGTTGGTTTCCCTATTAAGCAATCATTATCATTCAAATATCTATTTTCACTGGCATACTCATTATAACTAGCACCTTGAAAAGCTCTAGCAATACCACTTTCCTTATAAGCTGTAGACGCATTTTCATTATACGTTCGCTCAAATACCCAACCATCTCCACGCAATATTTTAGTATTATATTTTAGCATTTTATTGATACCAAAAACGCTATAATAAGGGTTCAACAATGACACGGTATTTGATGCCATATATAACATAACTCTTCTATGCTGTTTTCCATGCCCTGCACTAATCGTTGTAAGCAACGATAAAAGTTTATTTACTTCATTGGATAAATATACGTTATCTTCATCTTGATATTCGTCAAAAAATACAGAACGAATATTTACAAATAATCCACGCATTTTTTTATATTTTCTCGCTACTGATAATGCTAAACAATATCCACATGGCTCTTCATTTAGAAAAAGTTGTATCAATGAGCCATTCATTAAACTCTTTTCAGTCATAACATAACCGTCAAATTGTTCAGATATATCACCAAAATATGTATCAGAACAGTTTTTCATGTCAACAACATTCCTGTATAAATAAATAAATTGGTTTTCGGGTCTGTATTTATCCTTTAAAAAATCAGATACTTGCCTACACTTAATAGAATAACTTTTGCCTGCTGTTCTATTTCCATCTACAATATAAATATCGGGAATATTACCGTTTTTATCTTTTAAAGTTAGTAATCTATCGCAATGATAATAACCATCATTTTTCATTTTAACACCTCCTATATTCCACGTGAAACATTTATTGTTTAAAAGAGAGGTGGCATATAGCCACCTCTCTTTAGAAGTGAACATAGAATAGTATTCTCACGGCATAATGTTATGAATTTGATACGTCTAAGGTGCAATTAATATAATCGCGTCCCGCTTTTGTTTTTCCGCTAATTTTAATGATAGAAAACTTCTCACCCTCCATCACGTTTTCAATATCTTTCAAAGACTGTTTAAAGGTTGCAGACTGTCCCGAATAGACTTTTTTATCCGGTGTAATAATGCTGATAATCTCCTGTACGTCTCCATTATCTTTGATATCATCAAAAATAATATATCCGTCAACAGGAATAGATTCACCATCAGCAATTTTTTTCAATGGCTCAATATTCGGCGCTGTAGTCATAAGATATTTCTCGACCTTTGTGAACTCTCTACTCATTTCTTTGATTTCTACCATAATAATTTACCTCCTGTTTTTCCTGTTAATCTTCCTTTTTCATTTCCTGCAACTCTGCTTCTGTGACAATTTTTTCGTCCTTAACATCTGAATTGAGTAAGAACTGTTCGTCTGTCATTACACGTTTCTCTAATTTGAATTTAATACCCAAAATGGAAACAATGTCCCCTTTGTACTGCTTTTCAATCAAGATTTCCGCTTTGTCTCTTGTCTTGCAGTTTGGCAATTTCTCGTCAAAGCAATCTTTCTTAATTTCACCTGTCTCTTTGTCTTTGTAGATTCTTTCTACAGATACCTCCGCTGTAACTAATGTCCTTGTAAACATCTTTTTTTCCTCCTTTTTTCTGTTTTCTTTGAGTGTGAATTGCAATGTAATATGTTTTATTTATTACATTATTATAATAACACAACAGCTAAATATAGTCAAGTATTATATTATAATTTTTTTATCTTTTTGCGCGTGAATATTAAAGTCTTTATTTCTTAATACAATCCCACCTTTTACACGCTCTGCTTTTAAATTACAACTATCCATGCTAAGACCTGTAGATAACTCAGATATATCCTTTTCTTCTTCAATAAATTTACGTTTAGCTTGACTACTCATTCCACAAGCTTTAATATCAAGATAAGGCTCGCAAGGTTCATGGTTCTCTTCAACTATATGTTCTGCATAAGTCTTTTGGCGCTCATAATACGCAAAATCGAATGTACTTTCGCATTTCCAACAACAAAAATTAGTCGGGTGTTCTACAACCTTATTTGCTTTGTCAAGACCAATCAAATGAATAGAATCTGTATCGGCGTAACAAAAGCGGTCATAATTTGCCATAGCGTGACGGATTGTAAAATTCATGGCATAAGATGTAATAGCACTGCCAATTGGGATATACCCCACTTTCTTTTCATGCTCTTCATGCAAGATAAATCTAATAACCCTATCTTCATCAAGATATGGCTCTTTATATGAAGAGTTATCTGACATGGCAAATTTCCCGTATAGATTATTCAAAAAGAGTTTCGCTTTTTGTCTTTTAAACCCTTTTGAGGTTCTCTTTTCTTCACCGTATTTATCTATATATTCGTCAAAAAACCCCTCTCTAGCGTAGAACCATATATAATCATAGATAACCAAATCGTAAATATCGTAAGTTTCTTGGAATAACTCCCAGTCAGTACAAGTCATAGTCAGAGTGACATTAGTATCATGCACCTGACCATCAATACCGCGATAATACCGATAATATTCACCCTTATATCTGACGTTCGAGCTATATAGATTTTCATTCGCTTTGTATAATGCACTCTGTCTAATATGTAGCCATGGGAATGCCCCTTTTTTGAGTTGAAAACGACAATTGAAGCGGATAAAAAAATATTTATTAGTAGAGGTTGTAAGTTCATCAGGTGGCGCTCCCCTATGGTATTCCCCATGCCCGTATGGGTATCTGTTACCACTGATGCTATGCATCATGGACGGATAGAGAGAATTTACATCATACACAAGTCCCTCACCTACTACCATGTGAGCGTATTGAGGGTTTACATAGCACCACCCACCATGATATGACTTGTGAACATAGTCCCACTGATTCCATACCCCTGTGATTGATTCGTCCAAGTAATCTTCTCTAACATCAGGGAACAACTTCTCGTATTGTTTACCATCATAAAATCCCTTGAATTCTGATAGACAACACGAACCTATTGTTAATTTATCATGATGTTCGTTAAACATCATTTCTAATGCTTCTTTTAACACTAACACATCATTTTCAATATATCTTTTCTCACTTTCTGTTATCTCACAATATGCATATCTTTCACCCTCATAGTTCATATCTAATTTTTGGTGCTTTGTGCCGAATGATTTTCCGATATTTTTTAATGACGAGGGCATAAGCTTTAAAGAATTTCTAATTTCTAAAAACGTCTTATTCCATTTCAATTTAATCCAATACCATGACCCCATGTCCGATATACAAGTTTGGAATTCTTTTGAATTCATTTCTTTATCTTTACAGTGTACCCAATGCCACCCCTCTTTTAACAAAAAATCCACAATAAAAGAACCGTCAAAAGCAAGATTATGAAAGTATAACACATTGTTACCTTTCATCATTAAAAACCTATTTAAAAAATCTCTTATCGAATGAGTTATAGTGACAGTTTCATTTTCATCATATAAAGCCACATCAGCACCCGACCAAACTTCTGTACTATCTTGTTTTTTACCTTTTTCTTGCTCTACTTTTTCACCCCATACAGTTGTTTCAAAATCGCACGCCCAAAAGGTTATCTTCTTTTTTCGTGGCATTTATACTCACCTCTTTTTTACTCGTTCTCAATAACAATATCTTGCTCTACTAGAAAATCATTAAATTCTTCCGTTGTAGCAAAAATCCCCATCAATCTTAGTATATTTCCAAATACAGCGTCAACTGTAGCTTTATCCATATAAGGTTCTGTTGGAAATGCTTCGGGTGCTTTAGAATAGGTATATGCAAATACCGCTTTTTCTTTCTCTGTAGCATTTAATAGAATTGCGTCTGTTTTCATGCGTAAAAAATGCGCTGTTTTTGGCACAAAACTTTCTAATGAATCATACCATGAATCAATGATTGCTTCATAGTCTAATACAGGTGTTGCTACATTTACCTTGATACCTGTATTTTGCAATATCTTTAATTCCTTTGCGTTAGTGTAACCATGAAACCGAGCATATTCCTGTTCCTGTGGTGTTAACTTCGTAAAAACTCTGTTTATTTCAAGTGCGTGTTTACGCCCATACTCTTTAAAGGTTATTACTTCTCCTGTAAGCATATTTACAACAGCCGATTTCTCTCGTATCTCTTTAGCTGTCTGTTTTTTAAGTCTTTCGATAGATGCTTGAGTGGGTTTTTTTACTCTCTTAATTCTCTGAACCTGTACACCTTGTTTCTGTTGATTTCTGACACGTGCTAGATATTTATTGTATTCTTTAGCGTATTGCTGTTGCAATATAGACGCTTTTGTTTGTTTCTTTTTAATGCGCTTATTAGCCATCTTTTAGTCCCCCTCCTTTTGCACCTTTCTTAATAATAATCCGTGAGGAACACGGGTATATTCGATATAATCGCCTGCATGAATATCTAAGTCTTTAACCGCTTCTTTTGGTAGCATGACACGGGCAGTGTAACCGCCTGTGCCACCTTTTGTAAACATTACTTTGTAGCGCAATAATTGATTTGTTAATTTTGCCATAATTTTCCTCCTTATAAAATATTAAAGACTTTCCATGTAAATTCTGAAAAGTGCTCTGCTATGAATGATACAGAAGATAAGAAAAGATATAGTAAAAACGTTGCCATGATTATGACTGATAAGATTACTAAGAAAGATGATATTTTTTCTAATTTGGCGTATGGCTCTTTTTCTTCTGTAGTTGTGTGCCTTTTTATCCAGTCTATTTCCGATTCGTGCAATATTTCACGTGAAACATTATCTGAATCGATTTTATGATTTCTAAATGTCTCTATATAGTCTTTATTCCCCTCAGTATCAATGGTATAGGCTTCTCCGTCAAAACCCACATAAATGTTTTTATTAGTGCACAAATTTTCTACCCAGTAGGGCTCGTCTACAAATAAGGCTATGTAGTTGTTTAGTGAGTTTTCAGTGTGAAAGTCGTGTATTTCTACGCCAAAATTGGTAATGTTATGCAATCTGTATCTAATCATTTTTACCCCTCCTTAAAAATCTTGAATAATATCTTGTTTCCCATATATCGTCTATAGAATTTAAAATAACCTCATATTTACTATAGTCTACGCCATTAATTTGTTGACATAATATTGCGACTCTGCCCCATTGAATATGAAAACTATCTCTAGCATTATCATATAACCCCCCTATCACATCTTTAAAAAATTCAATTAATTCTGTACTAATACTTGTACTAAATATATATAATTCATCTTTAATATAAAAACAATAACAAGTATTATCTATTGAAGCCGTAACAATAGAATCTTTAGTGCTATACATCTGCACTATTGTTAATAAGGATTCGTCTGTGTATAACGCCTCACTTCTAACTATGTGCCCTGTATTAGAATTAATTACAACGACTTTAACTCTATTAATTTCTTCGTT